TTACTTATTACATTGTAGAAGTCTCCTGCTGCAAAACCTGATAGATCAGTAGTAATATCAGGAGTATTAGTCTCAGGGTTATATATACCCTTGTATGTTACACCTAGCCCTACAGTAACATTACCCTTAAGAGTGACATAGTCTGATACTTCTTGAGCATTTGCAAAAGAGTTATTATCTTCGTCTCTGAATTCAGTGAATGGTATTCTAAAGAATTCGTACTGAGTCTCTCCTGCCTCTGCCGTTTTTATATCGTTTTTAATGTTTACCAATGTACTATCAGTAGGATCCACCTCACCACTTAGACAGGCATTCCAATATGTAGGGTTACTACTTCCGTAAAAGTTAATACAATTGCCTTGTTCGTTTCTTACTATCTTAATCATTTCTTTTATCTTATTATAGTTATCAATAGACCTAACGGCTGAATAATTACAGGGTTATCTGACTTAATAGCAGGTAAAGTCAATGCGTTAACATCTTCGTTACTTGTTATCCACGCTGATATCTCTACCCTGTTTAGATATGTATTTCCTACTGTACCACTTCCATAGAATATAGGTTGAGTAGTTAATGGAAATGTGAATGTAATATCATCGTTATCATTTCTGTTTGAATACCATAGGGCAGGCTCTACTGTAGTATTTGCTATCTGTGGTATTATATTAAAATCAAATCTAACTCTTAGCTGATCTCCATATCTCAAGTCATTTAGTTTTATTCTGCCTGTGCTACCCTCAAAGCCTGTAGATCCATTAGCATCATAATTATCATTATATACATATTCGTAATCTACTAAAGAATTAACTCCATCAGGAAGGTTAGCACCTTGAAATAATCCTATCCCTGTGTTACCTGTTGGTGCAGGAGTACTCCAATAAGGATTATCTACCGCCTCGTGGACCTGCTTAGATAAACTAAGTACCTTGTAGATACTGTTGTCTACATCATCCTGAGTATAGTTAACTCCTGCTCCTGTCTGCCATACGTATTGATTCGATACAGGTTTGTCTGCAAATGCTCCTGTATGAGAATAACCACTATTAGAGTATGATGATATTAGCTGAGATTGAGATACTACTATATCTACTGCGTTATCAGTGTCAGATACTACTATCTCTATATCTGCATCATTGTTATTTGTACAAGCCATTATATTACGTCTTTGATTATTTTTATAAATCCTTTCACAAATGTTGTTATCGTACCATCTGCAAAAGTTATTTCTATGTCATACTTATATTTTCCTATATCTGAAAATTGAAATGTATCAAGCACGAATACTCCTATACTTGCATCGTCTACAGTTACTCCTGATCCTATACTTTTCTCTATTAATGTATCCTCATATCTGAATGCTACTTTTATAGCTGCACCTGTAAGATCTATAGGTAATGAGTCTGTCGATGTTTTCATTGTAAAGGTTGTAGCTGCTAAGCTATCTCCTCTATGTAGGTTATCAAAGTTATAAATTCCTGCCTTCATAATTTTATTTTATTGTTGTAAAAATAAGTATTTTATCTGTTGTTATTTTAGTCATTATCAATTGGTATACTATGAGTTAGTGCTAGTGTCGACTATTAATCTGTCCCATACCTCTAGCCTTATCTCAGCATCTATAGCCCTGAATAGTTTCCAATTAATACTATCCTCCTCTAGAGTAAATAAACCTGCCTTTGTTACCTGCCCTATACTTGGTACATATCTCCATCTCACACCATTGACATAGAGTATATAACTGTCGTGTATAGATCCTATAGTGTAAGTAGTAGACAAGCCCAAAGGTATAGTATGGTTATATATCTCTGCAGTATCTGAGTCACTTATTACATATGATCTACTGAATAATAAGTTTCCGCCCAAACTTCTATTTGTTGTCTCTGCTTCATCTTGTAGCATTTCATTAGTTACTATAGTACTTAAATTACTACCTAAGAATCCTTTCTTTGTAGGTATATAGAAAATGTCTACATTATCACCGCTATTATCTACTACAGTCTTACCGATCTCTATCCATTGACCTACATACCTGTCCTTGCTAGTAATCCTTTTCAGCGAGATAGCCATATAGTCCTTTCCCATCCATTCGATAACTGTATTGTAATCTATACTGTTCTTAGTATCATCTACACTACCTACCAATATCTCTCTCGGCTTACTGTGTGTAGTACTATAAGAGTCCATAAGTTTGCCTACCAACGTCTTACCTCCTCCCCAATCCCTAAAGGGTTTTATATCTACTGCAGGATCTTGATCTGTATCTTTGTAAGGTACCATCTCGCCCTCTGATTCGTTCCAAGTGTAGACCTGTGATATACTGTCTACTACATCATCTAGCTCTCCTAGTATTATCTTAACATTCTTAACTCTACTATTGCCTATTTTTGAAGTAGTCCTAAATATAAATTTACCATTGTGATCTTCGTTTTGACTAACTAGCATCACCTGCACTGAATGGTATACATCCCAATTAGATGGAGGATCTACATCAGGGTATTCACTTACTGAAATAAAAGAAAGATCTGTATTCGCCCTCTGATAAAGTATATTAGGAAAACTAACCCCTACATTCCTAACCTGAGAAACTCTAATCAATCTAACTTCTAGGTCACCCTCAGACTCTAATGTATCACAATTGAATATATTAGAACTAAGTGACAGGTCTGCTCCTATTGGTCCATTGTTTAGGAAAGTGTAAGAAATTGTATTTTCGTCATCTGTCTCCCAATTTCCATTATCATTCAAGTAGTGACTTCCTACTCTCACCTGCATTATGAATTCCCACTCTCCTGCTATTGATGGAAATGAGTTCAAATTATATCTAGTGTAGTGATAAAAGTCCATACTTAGATTCACAGACTCACCTAACAGGAAATAGTTGTACTTCTTCCAATCAAAGTCAGGTGCAGTCAATATATTACTAGCCAATCCTACAGAGTCCTCCTGTGCAGTTATTTCTATCTCACAGTACTTGTAAGGAGCTATGTATTTAGTTGATGCAGGTGATATTAATCTCAGATCATCTTCGAACTTATATCCTAAGTCTTTGGATTTATCCATAATAGCCTCTGATATATATGTACCATCAGACTGATAGCTCTTATAATTCATTTCTCTATTAGCTGCCTCACTACCAAATGCGTGTCTAATGTAATATCTACCATTCTCATAAAACATTTTACAATGTAATGTAGTTAGTATAGTCTCTAGTGCTTTGTGACAAGTCATATTACTACTAACGCTCGTTACACTTACCTCACCATCTTCTCCTGTTTCTTTGTTAACGTTTAGAAATAGGTTAGACTGACAGGATATCTGATCTAGAAGTCCTCTTCTAGTTGCATTTGTAAAATCCATCTCACTCTCTTCCCAATTGGTATACACGTTTATCATAGGATGTGTGTCAGAGTATAGTTTAGACACACTAGACTCTTCTAAACACCTTACTATAGTCTCTAGAAAAGTAGGATAACCTATTCTGTAAGTCTCAGTCAGTATAGTTCTATACTCAGGTATACTTATAGCATTAATTATTACACCACTCGGAGGAGTTATAGTATCAAAAGTTAAGTTTTCTATAACTCCTATATCTACTACTAAATCTTTCTGAATTTGGTTTCCAAAATTAGCGTTTATAGTTTCAGTCACTTTTAACTGAACTACTTTTGTTGTAGCTACTTCGTCTAGATCATAATTAAATGTAATATCTATATATTGATCACTTCCGCTTGTGTTATTCCATCCGAATTTTTGGATAGCCTCTACTTTTGGACTCTCTACAGGATACTTAACCTCCTTCAATCTAGACAGTCCATCTGTAGCCGTTATGTTTAAAGATCTATAAGATCCTTTTATATCCTGAGATACCTGCTCAATTAGTATATATCCCACAAACAGAAGTTGTTCTCTATGATATAGTCTTACAGTGAATCTTTCTTCATCTCCATCTATTAGGTCCGCTATAAATGCCTCCTCACCTGCAGAGTTAACGTACATAGTGAAATCTAATACACTTGGAACTATTACCTTATTCATATCACTGCCGCCCTTCTGAGAGATTACTGCACCATCTGAAGAGATCTCACTAATTGGTAACGCAGTACCTGTAAAGTCTCTGTCGTGTATCTCCAATTCATAACCAAAGTTAAACGTTGCAGGATCATACAGGAAAGTAGGATTGTCGTGAGTGTCTTGTCTTAGAGATCCGTAATTTATAAATAGTCTTTTAGCCATAGTTTTTAGTTTTTACGTTACTCTTAAGTTATCTTTTTCAAGTCCAAATCTAATAGTATCCATATGTAGAATTCCTACACCACTTCCGCCTGTTCCGTTCTGACCTAATACCTTTCTAAATGTATCTGCCATTATATTCTGAGGAGTTACTATCTCAGGATTATTAGATGCACCTGCATACTCTCCTCCGATGAACATAGTCTCGCCTGTTAAGACTCCACCCTTTGCAAGTTTAGGTACTGAGTTTTTTATTTTGTTTTGTGTGAACTTAGCTATAGCTACAAGACCTGCACCTGCTGCTATTGCTGCGAATGGATTACCAAAACTTAGTGTTTCTTTTAGTTTTAGCATACCCACACCTGCCGCTATAATAGCCTTACCTACTTTTTGTAATACACCTGCTAATACTCCTAGCATCCCTTTTCCTAAGTTCTTAATACCTTCAGAGAATGATACTGTACCGCTAAGTATTCCTCCAAATGAATCACCTAATAATCCCATAGTTGAAATAAGACTATCATTAATTGAGTCTGAAAGATCTACAGTCGCTTTATCTGCATCTAGTACACCCTCCTTATATGCATCCATATCTATTATACCACTAGCATTAGATGTTGTCCTACTTACATTTTCAGGTGCTCCCCTCTCGTCTAGTGTTTTATTTGCCTCATCGTCATCACTTAGTAACTTAGGTGCATTAGGACCTGTTAGATTAAGGGATGGTAAAGTATTAGCTTTTCTAATCTTGCCACCTATTTTATTAGTTGGATCACTTAGATCTCTATCTACTCCTATCTCTTTTCCTTCTGACAGTAGTAAATTCTCTATTTTTAGCTTGTTAAGTCTACCTAGTACTCCTTCTTGATATTCTAGAGTCTCATTTATTTTGTTTATTGCTTTTACCCTTTCCTCCTGACCTTTAGTCTCACTTAATATGTCTCTTTGCTCCTCTAGTTTAGTGTTTAAGTATTCTACCTCCTCTGCTAAACCTTTCTCTGTACCTTCTAATCTTTCCGCTCTTTCTACTCTCTCTTTTTCTATTCTTAACGCCTCGTTTAATGCCTCTCTTTTTAATCTGTTTGCCTCTTTCGCTTTGTCGTTACTTTCTTTATTAAAGTCATCATTTAGTACTGCTAAATCTGCATTGTACTTATCAACTACTGCGTTGTACATTCTAGATCCTTCTATAAGACCTTTTAACTCATTATCCTTAGCAGTCTTTAAGTTTTTGAGATCCTCGTCATATCTTTGTTTTTTTGTTAAACTTGCTCTTCTATCAGCCTCCGCTCTTTTAGCATTAATATCTTCTTGTTTCTTAGCTGCTTGGTCCTCATCTGATAGTATTCCGTAATCTTTTCTAAGTTGTTGGATTGCTGCAGCCTCATTCTTAATGATTAGCTCCATCATCAATATATAACGCTTACTCTTTCTAACCTCATTATTTTGTGTCCTAGTTAGGTTAGGATCGTTCTGTATAGGAATATCTTCTATTAAAGGTAAGTCCTTCTTAGCTAGTGCTTTGTTCTGATTGGCTATGTAGTTCTTAGCTATTTGACCACCTTTTTCTCTGTCCTCTCTAGATACTAAGTTGTCCTCATAACTGCCTTTCTTGATTATTTTATTATCTCTAGCTTTCTTTAGCTCATCCTCTGCAGATCTTTTGCTACTTTCTAGTGCTGCTATCTTCTCTAGTGCTACTACTTTATTTATTCTAGTCTCTGCCGCTGATCCTAAGTCATCCTGTAACTGTATAAGATCCTTAAGTGCATCCTTCTCATCATCGTACTTTTCAAATACTTCAGGATAAAACTTAACTAGCTTATTGTATGCCTCTTCTTGTCTTTCTTTTGATTCTGTAGAGTCATCTATAACTCTCATTAATCTAGTTATACTGTCCTTCTCTTCCTTTAGTTTTTTTGCAGTTTCTTTTCTTACCTCCTGTAGTGCTCTCTCTGTTTCTGTTAATTTGCTAGTCTTGTCAAATAGTGTACTTATCGCATAAGTCAATCCACCTATAGCTAATATAGCCGCTCCTACTCCTGAAAATACTAATAAAAATGCTGATACTTTAGCTGCTGCTATTCCTAAAGTAGCTGCCACTCCACCTATACCCATAATTACCGTACCTATAGCTATCATAACAGGACCTATAACCGCTACTATTAAAGCGAAGTTAACTAAGAACTTTTTTATAGGACTACTAATACTGTTAAACTTCTCAGCTAGTGATGTTAGTACACCTGCTAACTTTACAACATAAGGAATCAATAGCTCACCTATAGTTATGGCTACATTCTTGAGATCGTTTATAGCCTTGTTTAGCTTAAATCCTGCGCTTTTTTGTACGTTTTTAAATCCCTTTGATACTAGACCTGCACTACTTGCAATACCCATACTGATACTAATGTAGTCCTTTTGGTTTTTGGTTACTGCATACGCTGCTGATAGTGCTCTCACGTTAGTTATTACATTACCTAAACTCACACCATTCTCATCTGCTGCATTACTTAAGTCATTCAGTGTCTGAGCTAGACCTTTAGTCTTAAATGACTCTCTAACGCTCTCCATAGACAGACCTAGCTGATCCAATGCATCCACCTGTTCCTTAGATCCATCACCTAGAAAGTTTGCTAGTATAGCCTTAACTCCTATACTTGCTTTGGCTGCATCTGCACCCTGCTTAGAGTAAACTGCTATAGCTGCTCCCACCTCTGCGAAGGTAACTCCTAACTTAGCTGCGATAGGTATCACTTGACCAATAGCAGGAGCTAATGATGATGCCTCTAATTTACCAAACTTTACTGCCGCTGCTAGTTGATCTGTAGCTTGTGCTGCCGTAATATTCTCTGCTCCGTATGCATTTATCACAGAAGTAAGTGCATCAGCTACTACCTTAGTCTCTCCTAGTCCTATTGCTGATGCTTTAGCTGCTATAGTTAATGTCTCTATTGCTGCTGATCCCTTTATACCTGCAGACTCTATTTGAAATAGACCATCTGCTAGTTCTGCCTGAGACTTACCTGTCTCTTTAGATACATTTTTTAAGTCTTTTCCATACTGAGCTACTTGTGCTGATGATGCACCCACTAAGTTCTGTATCTTGTTTAATGACGTTTCTATATCTAGAGCCATCTTAACACCTGCCGCTCCGACAACCGCAAAAGGCAAAGTAAAAGATGTAGCCATACTCCTACCTGCTTTTTTCCACTTCGCCCCTTGAGCATTTAGCTTATAACTCGCTCTGTTAAGATCCTTAGATAATCCTTTTAAATTTAAACCTACACCTATTACTAAATTACCTATTTTGCTCATTATAAAACTTTTTTAATATTACATAAATTTCTTAACAATCCTCTCAGATTTGTTATTATCTATCTTATTCCAAGACTCCATCATACGCTCTACATCTTCTCTAGTTGTTTTCTTCTCTACAGGTTTCTTAGTGTCTGTAGGTAGTGAGAATATATCTGATGGCTCTTTAAGACTACCCTCTTTAATATGTGGCTTCATTTGTAGCCAAGTCATATATCTAGCATAACCTAAATCTTGGTATTTGTTTTCTTCTACTCCTATTATTGTGTAAGCTATATCTAGGAAGGACATAGTATCATACTGAGACACAGAGACCCCTGACCCAATTGCTCGGATCAGAAGTCTATCTATATCATTATCTATGAGTTCTGTGGTATTGTTTTCACTACTGTCTCCTCCTTGATACTCTGAGTAACTACCTTCCCTCCACTTACCTGAGAGAAGGAATCTTGCTTTTTTTCGTCATCCAATCCTCGCTCTGTTATTTCTTGTATGAAGTCCTCTTCAGCATCATATGCCTCAAATTGATCTAGTGTCATACTCCACTTACCTTTGTTTGGATCTTTAGATATTAAGTGACCCTCTTTTACCATTTCATAAGCTAGGTTGATCATTAATTCTATTTGATTAGTTCCTCCTGTGATATCTACACCTTTAGCCTCTAGTCTGCGTAGTGCACGATTTGTTTTTTTAAACGGTCTTAATACTCCGTTAATAATTATTGTATTCATTTTTTTTGGTTTATTTAGTTTAAAAATACGCACACCACCATTATAGTAGTGTGCGCTTAAGTTGGTTTATGATACTATTACACATTGTACAGGTCCTGTAACCTCGATAGGAAGTTCTAGGGTACTGTTTTGTAGATCACCTGCATCTATAGACATACCTGTGAAGATACCTTTACCTGAGAAGATAGTACTATTTGCTGCTCCTGTAGTAAAACTCCAATAGAATTCAGTACCTGCTACTAATTTGTCCCAATGGCTCTGAATAGCCGTGTTGTTTATACTTAATAATCCTGAGTGTGTTAGTGTCGCAGTTAATCCTGATAACACTTTGCTCTTCCATTTTCCTGCATCATCTTTAGTTGCTGATTCAAGCATATCACCTGATACAGATAGACTACAAGATGTAGCTAAAAGTATAGTAGACTTAATAGCTACACTATTGTTATCCAATTCAGGCAATGCATACCCATCTGCATCATCTTGATCTGTTGCTAATGCTCCGATTTCTATTCGAAGATCCCTTCCATTTGTTACTGACATTGTTTTAAAATTTTAAATTGTTGTTAAATAAATTATATATAATTGTTACTCTTCCTCATCTGCGAAATGTACATTGTCTATGTACTCCTCAGATGTCATTCCTTTTACTAGGTAACCGTACGGATTAGGACCGCTAATCATCATTTTCCCTACATCTTCCGATACAGATACTAACGCTCCTTTGGAATAATAAGTTCCCCAATCTCGTGTTAATTTTACTTCTACGTGTTTCATTTTTTTGTGTTTTTTATTTCAAAATTATTAAATCCGACTTTTGCCTCCTGTATTAATATGTTTTTTGCTATAGGTATTGCAGGAGTAACTGCTTTCTTCCAAAAAGGTCTAGCAGGACTTCGTATAGATCCATATTCCAACCACCTTGCGTAGTAACCATCTTTTGCATATTTCTTACCTACCCTTACTCCTATGTATGTTAACGCTGCTCTTTTCAATCCTTTTATTATTCCTATTGCTCCTCTCAGGTTTCCTGCTTTGGTTGGTTTTCCATCATACCTCTTCTTGCCTCTCTTATCTACCTTTCTTCTTCCTACGTCTTTACCTTGTCCTATTGTCCCTTTCGTTACAGGCGTTCCTTTTCTTACTATTGCTCTTACTGCTCTAGCTGCCTTTATGTCTCCTTTCTTCTTGCTCTTTTTTAGCTCTTTTGGTAGCTTAGCTAGTCTATTATTTATTATATCTATCTGCGCTTTTAGTTTCATTCTTTGACTATATATTCTAGTGTTTGTTGATAAATGTCATCTACTTCGTCGTAAAAGTTTACTTTCCCCTCGTATCTAGTTTTTAGATCAGGTATAGCGTTAATAGCTGAAGTAACATCTGCAAATAGTCCATCTTTCTCTGATGCTAATCTACAGAATATATCTACTCTTACTGTGTGGATCTGATTATTCGCACCGCTAGTGTCTTTAGTTCCGAATCCATTCTCATCCATCACATTGACTATTACTGCTGAATAATTACTTGCAGATATGTCTGTTGATTGTGGTATAATGTATTTTGTAGCATTAATACCTTCATCAATTAATTTTAGTGTAATTTTTTTTACTATTCTATCCATTGTGTTAAAATTTTACTTGACAGATTATCTGCATAGTGAATCTATCTAGTTCTCTAGTAGATATTATTTCATATAGAGATCCTTCAAAATCCACTCTGCCTGTTATGTTTAAAAGTGTTTTATCCTTTCTTAGTGTGAAGAATGCTCTATCATTACCTGTTACCTTTCCGTTCTCTTTCTGCTCTTTATTTAGTTGCTTGTATAGTGACGCCCACCTTTTAGTCGAAACGCTCTCAGACTTCATTACCTGACCTTCTACGACGTTCTCTACTACCTGTATAACAGATATGCGCTTGTCCATCTCTCTCTCTTCTGTTTGTCTGATCATTAGTTGAAAAATTTAGTACCCATTGTGTCTATAAAATACTTATATGATTCTGCCGCGGCTTTCTTAACCTTAACATTATAAGATAACATCATTATTATTCTCTCTACTACTGCTAAGATTATAGGATGGTCCTCACTTGGTGTTGCTTTGTATTCTATCTTAATATCCCTCGCAGTAACAGGTACATCTGTAGCTATTACAAAATTAGGTAATTCGTTAATGTGTAGTTCAGCATTTGTCAGTTCTACAGTATTGCCATCTATGTCGATATAAGAGAACTTACACACTTCTGTCTCCTGAGTGTCGTACTTTAGATAATATTGCTCCTGTGGCTCTCTAAAGTGCATTCTCACGTCTTTCTCAACTAAAGTAATAGATGCATCTTTCTCTACGCTCTTTCTAGCCCATCTGATGAAGAGATCTATATTCTCGTCTTCCTCCACAGAATCGATCCGTTGATGAGTCTTTATAAACTCGCTTGTTATTGGCTCCGTTGGGTTACTTACATCTATACTATATACTGACATTGCTAATTATTTTTTATTTTTAACTGTTCTTTTTTTCTTAGGTTTCACTACTTTTACTTTCTCCTCTATGATCTCCTCTATATAACCATATGATATAGCTAGATCTATTTTTTCTTTTGATAGTTTAACTTGATCGTTATCTAAGATGCTACCTTTTAGGTGAGTCAATCTGAACGGATCTCTAGCCAAACCTGTGTTTACTTTATATTTCATATTATATTTTTTAAAAACCTCCTCACTACCGACTTAGATAGCGAGGAGGAAAATTAAACTAAAAAACCACAAATAATCTTATGCAGTAATATCTGTAACGATACTGAATGCTTTTGGTTGTACTACCTTGATATCATAGTACGAGTCTAAGACGATCTCAACTTGTGCATTCTTCAATGAACTGTAAGGATCTACTGAGATACTTCTCCCACCCCATTGCATTATGAACAATTTAGACCAATCACCGAAGATCATACTTGATTTATCAGTACCTGCTCCTAAATCATTTGGCATTAGTGTTGATGTTCTTGCATCATATCCCATTAGTCTGTCAGTCTGTGCTGCATCCCAAACAAAATTACCTGATCCTGCATCTACAAGAAGGTTATTCAAGTAAGCCTCTACATCAGGGTTAGTAAGATACTT